CCGACGGACTCGGATGGCAGCATTTCGGCGCGCGGCTGCTGTGACCACCTGCGTCTTGCATAGCGGCGCGGAAGCGCCGCCGACAGCCCATGAAGGATGAGCACGCATCGGTCGAGCAACTGGCAATAGTCGAGAAATATGAGCGATTCATTAACTACGCCTACCCCATTGCGCAGAATGCGCCGCGCCGGCACGGCCGCGCTCGGGACATGTTTCTGACGGCGATGCTGGGGCAGGTCCAACTATTCATCGAGGCCGGCAAGTCGAACCAGGTCTCGAAACTGTATATCGCGGATGCGGGGCTCGCCCATCTGCGATTCTGGTTGCGCTTTTTGGTGCATCCGTCGCGCAAGATCATAACGCCGAAGCAGCATCGACACGCGCTGTCGATACTCGCCGAGTGCGGGCAGATGTTGGGCGCATGGATTGCCGGGAAGCGCAAGGGGTGAGCGGGGTGCGTACGTCGCGCTACTCGGCGCCTTCTGGGGCCACGGCTCCCACGCCGGTTCGCGGGCCTCGAACTGGAACCACGACCCGACGAACTCGAATAGCAACAATTCGGCGCGCGGCTGCTGTGACAACCCTTTCAGTGCTCGGTGCCCGTTACGGCGGCGCCGGCCGACCTAATAGGTGGTCAGCCCGCTCATCCTGCTACGGCGAACACACTGCACGGTCCCGGATAGCGGGGAGTAGCGCGTCGAAACCCGCGCCGGGCATTTATATGGCAAGAAAATATCGCAACCTGATTAACCAGATCATCGCGCCCGACAACATGAGCCGGGCCTACGAGCGCACCGCGCGCGGCAAGCGCGCCTCGCGCAGCTACCTGGAATGGAAGGAATACGCCGAGGTCAACCTGGAGCGGCTCGCCGATGAGATCGCGACGGGCGGCTACCGGCTGGGCGAGTACCGGCATTTCATGGTCTACGAGCCCAAGCCTCGACAGATAGCCGCGCTGTCGTTCCGCGACCGCGTGGCGCAGCACGCCCTGTGCGCCGTGATCGGCCCGATCGTCGACCGCATGCTGCTGCCGCGCACCTTCGCCTGCCGGCCAGGGCGAGGCACCCACGCTGGCGTGAAAACAGTGCAATCAGATATGCGCCGGCTCGGTGCGCCGCTGTATTACCTGCACACTGACTTCGCGAGCTATTTCCACAGCATTGATCGCCCGGCCCTGCACGACATGATCCGTGCCAAGATTACGTGCGCCGCCACGCTGCGGCTCATCGAGACGATGCTGCCCCCGGTAGGGCAGGGCATCCCCATCGGCAGCCTGACGAGCCAGTATTTCGCCAACCTGTACAGCAATCCCGTGGACCGCCTGCTTCAACAAGAACTGGGGCATAAACACTGGGTGCGCTACATGGACGATATCGTCGTACTGCACCACGACCCGCACACACTCCGCGCAACGCTCGACGCTATACAGGATACGGCGAGCCGCCGACTGCATCTATCGCTCAGCAAGTGGACGCTCGCGCCAGTCACACGCGGCCTGAACTTCCTCGGCTACCGCATCTGGCCCACGCACAAGTTGCTGCGTAAGGACAGCGTGATCCGGGCGCGGCGCGCCATCCAGGCGCTGCGAGGGCGCGGCGACACCGAGGCACTACGCCACTTCCTCAGCGCCTGGATGGGGCATGCGAGCTGGGCGGATAGTCATCACTTAACCCGACACATGGGGCTACAGGCATGAGACTAGAGAGCAAGTCACAGATCGCGGCGCTCACCGGCGCCGAGCGGCACGACGCGTTGATAGCGCTGCATCACGCCGGGGACGGGACGCTTGCCAGGCTCAACATCACGCGCGCGGAAGTGAGCTTGTGGCTGGATGAGGCGGGGATTACGCCCCCGGCATTGACCGTACGCAACCCGCCGACGCTCGACGAGCGCAAGGGGCGAGCACTGTTGCAAGTGCGCGGCGATGCGCAAGCTCACATCACCGCGCGGTGGCCTTTGTGGGCGCAACTCAATGCAGATGCAGGAATCTATTCGGTCGAAGATAAAGACCAGAAGGACAAAGATGTCGCAGCGACAATCGCAGAAAGTGATCGCGTCGAGGCGGAAATAGACGCAGCCGCGGATCAGTCCGACATCGACTTGGCTCTGGCATCCATCAACTTTCCGACATTCCCGGTGGCGTAGCGATGGCTCGAAAACACAGATTTGACAAAACACAATGGCAGGCGCGTAAAGACGCCCGCGATCAGGTACGCAACAACCCAGGTAAAGAGAACTCGGTGCCGGAGCTGCGCGAAGCCGTGCGGCGCTTGGAGCGGGCCGCCGGGTACAGATCACCCAGAAGCAGCTGAGTCGTATGCAAGATACTCTCACAATCTGGTTATTTATTTTATCGGCCACGCTGACAATTATCTGCGCGCTCATCGGCTGGATTGCCAACAACGCGCGCAAGCGCCTCGAGCAAGCCGAGAAGCAGGACGAGCGGCTCAAAGAAATAATTCAAGCGCTGCAAATCAAGCACGCCGAGGACAAGGCCGAGCTCGCCATGGAGCTGAACAAGTCCCTCAATGACGGCGTGCGCCAAGTGTTCGAGGGACTGAACAAGCTGCGCGAAGACGTGCATATGGAAATGACATCGATCAAGGAGTCTATGTCCGCCATGACGGCGCAGTTCGGCGAATACATCCGGAACCATCCCAACGAGAGTCACAGATAATGCGACGTGCCCGCAAAGCGACGTGCCTCTGGCGCCTGCACTGGACGCTGAGAAAACGCTTCGAGGAACTGGAGGACGAATGGCGCGAGCAGACCGGCCACGAGCTGACGCTGTACTCGGGCGCCGACAGCAAGCATGGATGGGGCTCGAATCACTATTGGGGCGGGGCTGCTGATGTGCGCACCTGGGTTGACCCGACGCAACGATCGAGCGGCCAGATGCAAGGCACAGCGAGAAAGCAAGCGCTGGCGCTATTGAAGCGACATTTCGGGAGAGGGTTCGACGTGATAGACGAAGGCACGCACTTTCACGTGGAAGTCGATCCTAAGACCGCCGCAGATATGCGGCAACTATTTGGAGGTTAGTGATGGGTGATACAAAACCGTGGTATCGCAGTCGCGGCGTCATGGGCCCGCTCTTTGCGGCGATCCTGGCGGTGTTGGATGGGTTCGGTGTCTCGTTTGGTCTGGATGCTGAGCAGGTCACCAACGCCGCTTTGAAGGCCGGGGAGCTGGCCGGTCTGCTGGTGGGGATATGGGGTCGCGTCAAAGCCAACACCCGTATCGGAGGATAGGGCGATGGTTGCTCGAATTAACGGCTGCGGCGCTCATGGTGCCGGTGTTGTTGGCGCTCGCCTGGGTAGCGCTGTATTGCTGGCTGCTGTGGTGGGTTTGTCGGGTTGTAGTTACATCCCGCTCAAGATCTACGAGCCGGGCCCCGACAAAACGGGGAAAGCCATAGCGGCGTACTGTAGTTACCTGGGCGAAGAACGCCGGCAAGCCCTTCGCGAGCAGGTCAACGCCCACGCCCATCCGCACACTGTGCGCATCACTTGCGCCAGTGACGAATAGCAATCTCAACGAGGTAAACATCATGCGAAACATCATCATCATTATTGCCACGATTGCCGCTGCGCTGCTCGCAGGCTGTGACGGCGGCGGCTCGAGCTCCGGTGGCGGCACGACCGTGACGACTGTCACGGATGCCAACGGCAATCCCATCACGACCGTGACGACCAACAAGGGCAACAAGGACAATGAGTCCGGCACTACGACACTGGCCGACAGCAACAACAACCCGATCACGTCAGTCAGTGACTAAGAGCGGTGGGCCGTCCCGATGAGCGCGGGAGCCCTGATCCTGGCCCTGGTCGCGGTGACACTTGCGGCCTGGCTCGGCCTGGAGGCGTACCTGATAGCGACGGGACGGCCTACGATCACGGCGAAGATCCAACAATGGAACCGGCAGACCGAAGGGTTCGTGGCGCTATTGTTCGGTCTTGTCGCTGGACTGCTCGGCGCGCACTTCTTCTGGTGCGTCTGTTGACGCGCCATTGCTGAGGGCAGGGAACGGCTCTACGCAGTACACGCCGGTGGAGTGCGGGTCAGTCCCCCTGGTCGGATGAGCCTGACCGTTCAGCAAGCAGCCGCGTGACGACAGCGGCGACGCGCGCCGGAATGGGGGCTTCGCCGCTCTCAAGCTTGCGTATGTGACGCTCGCCGATCGACAGCTCCGGCACCGCGCCGAGCTCGGTCTGCGTGAGGCCGAGGCGCTTGCGCGCGGCGCGTAACTTGTCGGGGGTGTTAATGGGGTCTATACTGGTCATGCGGGGCCGGGCCTCATTGAAGGAAGCAGTAGTTAGGGCGGTGATCCGAGTGAGCCGTGACGCTTATCCCGGCCCCGCATCAGAATTCCGTATTGCCAAATCCTCGGCAATCCGCCGCTGCACCGCCTCGACGTATAGCGCAGCCA